AAATTAGCTATTAAATTTTGTCCTGTAACATCAATATTTACATCAATAGAAGCTATAACAGAATTTAAATTAGCTGTTAAATTTTGTCCTGTTAAAGAAACAATTATATCGTCCTCTTCACCCCAAGGAACAATACCCCACCCAGCTATTCCCCAACCAGCTTCTGGTTGAAAATCCACATTAACACTTGATAAATTTGTTAATAAATTTTGTCCGGTAACTGCAACATCTATATCATTTTGATCACCCCATTCTCCAATATTCCAACCAAGTGCTCCCCAAGTATCACCAGTAACATCCATAGAATTACCCATACTTGAACCATGAACATTACAAAGATAAAAAAAATCCTCTGTTTGAGCTACTGTGATTTCTATGTATCTAACTGTTGCTGCGTTAAATAAAGCTGTGTTAAGATAATTTGTTTGATTAGAAGCACCATCTAAATAATAACTTACACCTGTTGAAATAATTCCTGCGGTGCTTGTTGTAGTAGAAAGAATTAATGGATGACTATTATTATTAGCAGCATTTTGATTAAATCTAAAAGTTCCACCTGTTACAACTGGAACAATAGGTTTTTGAACACCATCAATATAATAACCACCACCTGTGCCTGCAGGGACTGTGACTGTAAACTCAACCATAATAATCTCCTACTATGGTTAAACCAGGCGGTGTTATTATAAATATAATATCTGCCACCTGGCTCTCCTTAAATTAAGCGATTCTTAATATAGCTGCTGCTGATGTAAATGCTGGAAATTGAATTGTAAATGTTCCTGATGTTGCAGTTTTAACAGCACCGAAATCTAATACACATACTGCTGCATTACTACCGAATGAAGTATTATAAATTACTGCACCCAATGCACTTAGTGTAACTCCTGTAAAAGATAAATCTGCGAAATCTACTATTCCTACTGAACCATCTAATGAAACTGTTTGTCCTTGCAACACTCCACCACCAGAAACATATGTTCCAGTATTTCCTACTTCATTTGTTGAAGTGAAAACTGTAGTTGTTGCATTTAATACTGCGTTTGATTGATAAAGTGCTAATTTAAAAACATCTCCACCTGCTGCTGAAAAATCGTGATCTCCATCTAACAGTTGTGCTTTGAAACTATTACAAACCGCTTGGTCTATACTTGCCGTCATAATTATTCTCCTATAATTTTATTATGGTGATGGTGACGGTACTTTAATTCGTAACGTTCCATCTTGATACTCGTCTCTACGTCTTCGACCTGTTTGTTCTAACGTAAATCCTTGTAATGCCATATTATACTTCTCTTGATACAGTTTGTACATATCCATGGGTCCTTTTAAATATGCAAAAGCTTCTACTAAACAAGCATATAACAATAATTCTGGTGCATTAACAGAAATATAAGTTTCTGTATTTGTCACACTTAAACCATCTGGAGTATAAATATAATCTAATTCCACTACAAAATTTGAACTTGGTGTAGGAGCTACTTCAATAGCATTTTCTCTAAATGTAGCATAATACTTAGGAAAACCAGAAGATCCTGATGAATTATATTCAGTTATAAATGTATCGTCTCTCGGTTCTAGTGATACTTGAATACCTGAAGTGTTTGTAGCAACAACTGAACGAACAATTAAAGCTCTTCTTGATGTTGTTGAGCCTGAAGACTGTGGAGAATCAGGAAGTAATAAATATTTATTATTAGCTGTAAATGTAGATGTCGCGTACTCGCGCGCGTAGTCTGCATCTGCTTCTCTAAATATTTTAAATTCAGCATCTCTAATAAAACCATTTACAATAGTAGATGTTAAAACTTCAGAACCTACTTCTGTATAATCTCTAATTTTTTGTACTAATTCTGCGTATGTCATTTTATGTTATACTAACAGTTACTTCACCTACACCTGTGTAAGCTGCTCTTCTTGTATTAATAATATCTCCACTTATACCTGGTTGCATTCCGTTTGAAACATATTGTCCTGGCCAATAATATAAATCTAATTGTACATCACAAGCACCACCAGGTCTTACATCTGCTCTTGGAAATTGTAATGCTTGAGCATCTCCACCTTGAGATCTAAGTTCTAACTGAGGTTGTTTAGCCTCATACTCTGAAAAATGTACTAATGAACCATTCCACTCTTTAACCATTTCAAGATAAGGAAATTGCATTCCTGATCTATCTGATATGGCTAGTGATCTTTTACCTTTAGCAAATACTGGCATAAATTATCCTTGAGGAAAATAAGTTTGTGGTGATATGTATAAACTAGTTCTTTGTCCATCTTCATCCAAAGCTCTTTTAAATTCATCTTCATAAGCCATTTTTAATAAATCTATTCTTTCAGGAGATCTTTTTTGTGCTAGATAATAAGCAAGTCCTGAAACCATACATGGTATAAATCTATAAGGTAAATCTGCGTCATTAGTATAAGAACCCGCATCTTGAATTCTTTGAATATAATAATATTTTAAAAATTGATAAGTAATATTATCAGGAGCAAGATATAAACTAATGGTAGGAGTTATCTGTCTATCCACATAGTACTGTGAGGGCTGACCAGTTTGTCCTTTGTTAGGAAGCGCAGCATAAGTTGATCTATCAATTTTAGTTAAAGATAGATCTGTTGTTGATGTTGTAATACCTGATGTTGAAGATACATAAGCCTCTAAAACATCGCTACAATCACTTGGTGTTGCATAAGTAATTGTACCTGCAGTTAATGCTTGATTTTTTAATTCTACTTTCCAAAGATGAACTCCTCTATTACCCCATTCAGAAAACAATATATTTAAGCTTCTTCTAGCTGACTTGATGTCATAACCAGAATTAGATCGAATGCCTATTCTTTCATAAGCCTCTTCTACAATCTCATCAATTGATAAGTTAAAATCTGTTGTTCCTGATGTAGCCATTTATATTAAATCTCCATAATATTTTTTTTGATGCGGTTTAGTATAAATCATACCACCTTTACTTTTTTCTGTTGGTTTTTCTTCTACTGTAGTTTTAAATTCTGCTGCTTTATATCCAGTTCTTTCTTCTGGCTCTGTAGAAGTTTGACTTCCAGTATTAGTTTTATAATCAATATAATCTTGTGGTGAAGCTGCTGAAAGTTTTGATACAATTGTACTAGGATCTGGTATTCCTCCTACAAACATTTTATTAACAGAGCCTCCTTTAAATTTAGTCTCTGGTTCTATTTTAATTTTTTCTCTTGTTTCTTTTTTAGCTGCTTCAAATGCAGATCCTTCTGACATATCAATGCGCATATCATCATATGTTTTTTTAAAAAAAGTTCTAACTTTCTCAGATGCTTTAGGAAAAGCTTTTTCTGCTATATCTATAATTATTTTAGGTTTAGGCATTATTTTAATAAATCTCCATAGTAATCTACTTTAGATTCGTTTGAATGTTTTACTCCATCAAACTCTCCACTTATAAATTTACCAATGTAAGCACCTTCACTTGCAAATGTTTTAACATTTGTAGGTTTAGGACCAGTGTTTCCTGCTGCTCTTTTTCTTGCAACTGCAGAACGTCTTTGACCTTCTGACATTGATCTAGCTTTAGCTAAAGGAACACATTTAGGATATCCTTTTCTTTTTTCTCCTCCAGATCTTCCACAAGGAGCAAAAGAACCATCTTTGCGTTTAGCTCCGATGTCTACCCATTTTTCTGCAACCCATTTACGTAAACTCATATTAATATTTTTTAGTTACTTTTCTTCTTTTTTCCATTACAGCTCCACAACCTTTAGCAACACCTCCTTGTTTATAATTAGATACTGCTTTTCTTTGTTGTGAAATACTGCCACCAGTCATTTTCTTTTTTTTACCACCAGGCACAATTTTACCTGAACATACTGCGCTCGCATACATGTTCGCGTACGCGCTAGGATACACTTTAAATTTTGCTTTTGCTGCTGCTTTTCCTCTTGGACAAAGTTTACCCATTATTTTTTCTTTCTTCTTTTAGATTTAAGCATAGCCCTTGATGGCTTTGCACCACGTATCTTACCTTCGATTTGTTGTGGTATTTGTGATCTTCCTATTGGCATTTTTACTCCATTGGTGAATAAACGATTTTACCACCTATCTTCTGTGCCTTCAAGTATTGCTTCCTATTGTTATTTGTTGAATAACTACAATGCACCCATCCAGAATTAGGTTCATTTTCATTCCAAAACTCTAATATGCATTGATCATATTCAAGATTAGTTGTAATCCAATCAGCTAATTCTTTATTAGCTATACCAAATATTTCAAAATCTGCTGCTTGACCTTTTGTATGTTGACTTTTAGATGAAGAACCTACGGCTTCACAAAGTGCCGCGGATCGATATCCAGAACTCACGGACAAAGGCATTCCGTAAAAGTCTCTTATAGGTTGTAATATATTTTCACAAAGTATTTTTAAGTTTAATATATGTTCATCACTTGGTGTATTATCTATTCCAAGTCTAGTAGCTTCTTGCGACTTTGTTAATTCATTTAATGTAAAACTTTTACTTAGATTCATTTCTTAATTTATTTATCACCTCTATTACATGTTTCTCATATTGTTTATTTGTAGAAAAATTATCTAAAGTTTTAGCCATGGCAATAGGATCTCTATTTATTGTAATTTCTCTAACTCTTCTAAATTCAGCATATACTTTTTTTGTATTTAGAATCTCAATGTAATACTTAACAGATTCACACTTGTTTTTAAAGACTCGTACCCTCCAGTCTATTGATTCAGGTTGTTTAAAAGGTAACATTCCTTCTTTTGACCATACTCTTATGCCAAATAAATTATGTCCCTCGCGCGCGAACCTTGATCTACCATAATCACTTTCTACAATAGCTTGAGCTATTATTAGTTCTGTATTGATTCTTTGTCTTCTGGGAATGTCGAAATTAAGGTAGTTGATGCAAGTAGTGAGGGAGGATATAAATTCTTTGTCGTTTGAGTACTCAAACCTAGGAGGTCCAAATCCTATCTTCTTGGCCCAGGTTATTGCTTCACCCTGAGCCTTGTTCTTGGCGACTGGATTTGGGAAAAATGTACCTAATACAAATGCTGCTAGAGCTATCATCAAATATCTTATTATTGTAGTCTTGATTATCATAACATTTACAGTAATTTGAGAGGCAGCATCCAACTGCGAGGTTGTTAATACAATTAATCTTGCTTAACTTCTTTGATTCTTTTAATACCATGTTTATCTACTTCTACAATGGCTTTTACTTCTTTACAGCTCCAGTTTACATTACCTCCTGGATCTCGTTCTACTTTTCTTTTTTGTTCTAAACATTCTGCAAGATTAGCTTTAGGTGAATAACCTTCTAATTTATTATTCATATACATTAATAATGCAAATACAACTTCAATCATTACTTACCTCGTAATGTGTCTAATTCTTTCTCTAACTTATCAACTTTCTTTTCTAACTGAGCAATTAATACTTTAGTATGCACGTTTTCTTCTAATTGTTTAGAATGTTTTTCTATTGTTTTAGCTTGATATTCAATTAACATAAATAATTCTTGGTTCTTAGGAGTTTGATCTGCTTTT